TCTATCCATTGCAGTTGCAGTACCATGTAAGGTCTTTTGACCCCATAAAGTAAGTCCTGAATCAGGAAAGTTAGCAATAGGATTCATATAATTGTTATATAAAGAATCTCGTTGTCCTTCTGTTAATGCTACTGGAGTAAAATCTCCTTCTGAGTTTAAGTAACCAACACTTGTTGCGTTGTCTACTCTACCTCTAGTAAGTCCTGCAGGAGCAAACCATGGGTAAGAAACAGAATCACTATATGCTATAGAACGCAATGCTACATGACTTGCTGGTACCATTACTGAAGTACCGTCTACGTTTGTAGAAAGAGCATTTGGATAATATATAGCACTACCTGAATTTTTAGTATTCAATCCATCTTCGCCATTTTCAGACGCAGTTGTGTTTGTAATCCATGTAATTATTTCTGTTGGTGATTTTCTAAAAGGTGCATCTACAACAACAAATGCAGTTTCTTTTCTATCAGTATTTAATGTGGATAATTCATCTGCAAGTTCTGGATAACCAGGAGCTGCTAACAATGATACTGCTACTGTTTCTTCTCTTAGAGCAGAACCAGCTGCCGCAGCTTGCATTCTTTGAACAATAACTTTACGTTGTGCAAAGCGTCCAAATGTACCCGAACCATCTGCATTGTTACCACTTTCTGTTACCCATTGTTCGCCGGCTGCGTTTGCCGCAACAAATTTTCTAACAACTCTAGTAGAAGCTGCTAAATTAACTAAAAACATACCACCTGGATAAAGAAGCGGATCTGGGCCACCCGAAAGTACAGCACCTACTGTTGGGCAAGAACCCGTAGTAAATGTGGCTTTTGTATGATCTGCAAACTCGACACCATTATTTGTTGTTTGGTCTGAGTTGTCACGTCTAACCCAAACTGCTCCGTCACTTTCATAAATTGCAGGATAATCTACATCATCTGTATCTATCCAAACTTTATTGGCGGCGCCAACTGCTGGCTGTGTAGATGCCAATGTAATATCAGCTGTTAGTATTGGTGCCCATGTACCAACACCATCATTCTTATATAAACTAAAGCAAGTACTTGTTCCATCATACCATAATGTACCATCTACTGTTGCGCCCGTTGGAGCAGTTGCTAATGCTTCATAAGACAATGCCGCAAACGCGGATCCATCCCAACGTTGAAGTGCAAATTCTGCATCGGCTGCTGTTGTATCTGCCCATAAAAATCCAATTACAGATGTTGTTGGTGCAGTTGGTGCTGTTGTAACAGTAATACTAGAAAATGTATTACTACTTGCACTATATAATTTAACAACAGGATTAAAACCTTCGTTTGGTGTAGAAGTTTTAAACCATACATCTTCAGCGGCGCTGGCCGTTGGGACCGATGTGTGATCAGAAACATGAACTGTTCCTGTTAATGCGGCTGTTGTAACTGCTGTCCAAGTAGTTGCAACATTTTTATGAAATTGTATAGGAACTGCACTAACGTCTACTGCATAGTCTCCAGCACTGCCCCCCGTAGGAGCACCAGTGAATACTGTAACGTCTTGTTTTACCCAACTAGTTGTACCAGCTGCTGTAGATTCAAAAATACCCCATTCGGTATTTGCTGTATCTAACCAATAAGTTCCGTCTGCTGGAGGACCTTTTGGTTCTGCTGTTGCTGATGCTAATTCAGATGTATTAACATCTGCTCGTACTACGTATACTTGATTTGCGGCACCCAAAAAACTATATGCCGCTAGTAATCCATATTCATTTAATTCGTCGCCATTATCTCCAAAACTTGGATTACCGAAGTTTTGTGATAATTCAAATTGGCTTGTTGTTAACTGTGGTTCCCCAGCATTTGCTTTTGATGTTCCTGTAGCAACGCCTGTACCACTTACGTGGGCCTTGTCTTCGCCAGTTGCAATTACAAGCAGAGGAACTGTTCCTGGTCCAGCTGGACCATAAAAACTTTCATCTGTAATAGAAACTGCGACGCCCGGTGAAACTAATGTAGCCATATTTTTTCTCCCTAGGTCAATAAGTTATTCGTTAATATTTATTTTAATATTATAAAAACCAGGAGATATGCGAGTTAACAGAGTAGTTAATTAAGGATATTGACCAGACACGCCCGAAGATTGAATAAGAGTTGCACCAACTTCGTCTATTAGACGTTCAAGCATAGGTATACTCATTTCTCGATCTATTGCTTTTACTTCGTCGGGTATAAAACAAAATGAACAACCTTTAGAACATGCGTCATTTATATACAGTGTTAATTGATGATGTGTGTCTACCATAATATTACCTATGCATTAGAAGGGCAACAATATACCCTAATTCCTCTATAGAGGAATCATTTTCAATTATATTATCAAATTGAGTATTGATCCACCTATATTCACTTTCGTGTACTTCTGGATATTTAGTTAGCATATCATTTGATCCTATTTCATTATCTACTGCGGCAGTACGATACCAGTCTGGTAATTCTCCTCGCTTAATCCACCATACTGAACCATTTAACTGTTGTTGTATAACATCTACTTCATTAGGAAATCTAATATCGGGTATTACCCAATTTACATCAGGATTATCAATTAATGTTTTTTTAACTATACTAACCCAAATATTATTATGTAAGTTGTTACGAACACAATCCGTACCAAATATTTGTAATACTATACGGGGAGTAACTTCTTGTTCTAACTCGTTGCTCCAATATTCGTCTATTTCTTCACGCCATGCGCGACTTTCGTCTGTAATACCTTCCAACAGATCACGATCCCATCCGAACATAACAGATGCTACATCTTTTAATTTAGTTGCAAAACTGATTTTACGAAAGTTGTGGTTCTCTACCAAAATATCGGCAAGAGTTCCTTTCCCTGAGCCTGCAAATCCACAAAGGCCTATTATCATATTATCCTATAACAAATGTCGCTGGTGTGCCACCCTCACTATAAAGTGTTAGTTCTTGTTCAAGTCTGTCTATTTCTGCTTGGGCGTCTGTTCTTAAAGTTTCTGCATTTAATGATGTTCCGCCTTGGGGGCCAGCAATTTGAGCAAATTTACCTCTTGCTTCTGAAAGCATTAATTTTGATTGTGCTAATGCGTAGTCTTTAAGCCATGGTCTAGCATATTCATCTATTAATAAATTATCCGCTGGCCTAAAATTATATACATGAAGTATAACATCATCTACTGCTTTAATTTTTCTATGAATAGTCAATTTTTTAGAAACTGTATTCCATGTAAAATTATAATATGCACCAAATAATCTACCTAATGTTTCTACATGTTGTGCAAGTGCATCATATACGCCCATGCCTCCTGCTCGACCACTATGTAGTAGATATGTATTTAAATATGCAGCTTCAAATGGTTCAATATCAACTCCGCTAGATATACTTGTTCCTGCTCTACGATAAATTTGTCTTACTTCTATAACTTCTGAAGGTAATGTATATTCATTTAAATCAAGTTTTAATTGTAAGACAAGAAAACTTTCTTCAACAGCATTTTCACTTCGTTGTCGATATTTTTCTAAACTTTTATCTATTGCTAAATTATAGTGCTCCGGATCTAGTTCAACATCGACCATTCCTCCGCCTAACCTGAGTTCTATTTCTTTTGTTAAATCGTCTCGAGCTGCCATATATTATACTCCTATAGTTGTATTTATTTGAAACACCTAAGTATAATACAATGTTCGTTTGTTCTACCATTCAATTTAGTATCTGCTGTCTTTAAAGATTTGAACTCTTTTACTAGTTTTGTTTTAGCAACATTAAATAATTTTAACTGATCTTTTGGTTTACGTAAAGTCTTTTGTACAGATATTTCTTCATTATAGCCATATATTGTTGTTCCTTTAACCGATAATCCACTAGAATCTTCTGCAATATATAATCCTATCTTACGTGTTTTTGTATTAAAAATTACAGTTAAAACAGAACCAACTATTTCTACAGGAGGAACAGATGTTATTCCGTAAGAAACATCACTCATTTGAAATTTAAGATTTTTAATTACATCTTCTGCTCGCTTTGCTTTAACGGCGCGAGGCTTACGTCTAACTTTTTGTTCGTTAATAACAATATCACATGCACTTACTATTTTTTTATAAAAGTCATTTGCCTTCTTTTTTTCTACTTTTGATAAATGTCCATATGCTTCATCTAATTGATCTTGATCATTATTTTTATTTTTGTTAGGATGTACGAGATATTCATAATCAGCACCATCTGATTGATACCAAGTTTTTATTATTCTTGCATGATTTGCTTTTGCATCTTTTTGACGCAATATTGTAATAGGTTCGAATTCTTTTAAGTTAAATTTTGTTATATCATCATGAAATATGTCAACACTAGATTCTATATCTTCTATCATAAAAGCAGATATTTCCCTCATTCTTTCTTGAATAGACACTACTACTTTCTCCTTAGTATTTTTTGTTTCTTTAATTTTTTCTTCTAACTGTTTATAGCCTACTTCTATTACTTCTTTAAGTGATTTTTTTATATAATCACTTACAGGTTTAGGTTCTACTTCTTCATTATAAGGTTGTAATATAATATCCGGCATGCCATTGTTAAGTAATTTACAAGAAGATGCCACAGTCATTGAAGTACGCCATGCATCAGCTGCTTTCCATGCTTTAATATCTTCCTTTGTATAACTGTTATCCTTCATCCATTTTTCTACGTCACGAAATAATGAACTACTTTTTTTATGATAATAATTATACCAATCATAACTCCTGGTTCGTTCGCGATGTATTGCTTCTTTATCGGGATTGGTTTGCATAAACACCTCCCAATCCGGTTCTTCGCCGGTATAAGCAAGGTGTTGAGACTTACTTGTTCTCCGCTTTTTCTTCGGAATTTTAATTCCAAGCACTTTAGGACTCATAATTACTATATATCATCATAATATATTATATAGTACTATAATAATAAATTTTTAAATATTTGTCAAGATAAATATGTATAAGAGGTAAAACAATATGCCAAGACTATCATTGTGGCGAGAACATAAGTCTAATGATTTTAATTTTATAGACAATTCTATTCGCGAGCAGTTCCTTATAGGTGGTACAGCCTTTTTGGTACATAAGTACCTAGGACCAGAAGAACAAGGCGCCACAGATGATCCATCTAAACCCAATTATACGGCTAGTGGTGGGTCTTCGGAAATAGATATACAAGATTTGCTATTTTTAGAAACCAGAGATCGTAAATATGATCAAGACATTTACGAACTTCGTGGTGTATATAATGTAGGTGATAATGATTTTGATCTAACACAATTTGGCTTATTTTTAAGCAATGATGTTCTTTTTATAAACTTCCATATTAATGATATGGTAGAAAAACTTGGTCGTAAGTTAATGCCAGGTGATGTATTTGAATTACCTCATTTAAGAGACGACTTATTATTAGATCCAAATGCGGATGCAATTAATAAATTTTACGTTGTACAAGATGCATCACGTGGAGCGGAAGGTTTTTCACAAACATGGTTTCCACATATTTGGCGTGTTAAAGCTGCACCAATAACCGATAGTCAAGAATACAAAGATATTATTGGATTTAGTGAAGCGGGACCAGATGGTTCACCTGCGGCTGATCCAGATTCATTAGCTGCTGATTTATCAACTGCTCCTATAGAATTTGATATTTCCGAAGCAATTGTAGAGTCAGCCGAAGATGATAATCCAACAGGTGTACCGTTAACTGAACATTTGTTTAATTATGAATCAGCATCAGATCCTGCAACATATGATGAATACATGGGAGAAACTATACCTCAAGGTATAGCATTTCCAGCAACTGCACATGAGGGTGACTATTTTGTAAGAAATGATTTTAGTCCACATAGATTATTTGTTAGACGTGGAACAAAATGGCATAGGTTATATGATAATATACCAGGCACAAAAACTTGGAGCGAACGTACATATAATGCAGAAAGTTTTGTAAATGACGCAAAAACAGCAATTATTGATAGTGAAGAATTTAACGAAAGACAACCTTTAAGTAAAGTTATTAAACCAAAGAGTGACGTATAAT